TTCTGTATATGTGTAGGTTGGTTTAGTTGCAGCTTTTGCCCATGCCGAAACGTCTGATGCAGGTAAAGTTGTGGGTAATATTTGATCGCCTGTATTACTACCGCTTAAGGTTGTAATACCTAATGCAGATTTAATAGTGGCTNCTGATAAGGTTGCACCCATATAGGGTAAAGTATTCCACGGAGTAACGCCGTCTCCGGTTTTGAATGTGCGAGTATCAGTTTCTATACCTACTTCGCCATAGGCAAGTAGTGTATTAGCAGCAGTCCATGCTGCAGCAGTGCCTTTACGAAGTTGTATTAATATACTCAAGGTGTTCCCCCGTCAATGTTAAATGTACTACCAACATAAATGCTGGTTGGCCCGCCCCCATCAATATTTCCGACAGTTGGACCCACGGGGCCTTGTATGCCTACTTCTACGTATTCAATTAGAGGAGAGTCTATAGTTACTGTCCCCCCTGGTAGTTCTACGATCTCTGTCATAGTCGCGATACGTCTTGTATTATTTTAAGTTTACCCGCTATATAGGTTCTGACTATAGGTCCCACTGTTATTTGGACATCATATACCCAAGATCCAATACCAAGCGCAGTAGTCTGAGCGGCAGTTAATGAATAGGTTAAATTACCTGTTCCAGAGCCGAGAACAACTGTGAATGTGTCCACTGGTACTATATCTGTTTTAGCTAATTTGATCTGACTAAGCCCAGTACCCCCTGAGAAATTTACAGCTAATCCAGTAGAATCCTTCCAAGTGACTGGTACAATAAGGGTATCCCCCATATAGGCGGTGATGTCATACTGCAATATGTTAGGGGATAGGGTAGCCATTATTTTGATTCGCCTAGTATTTGAAATGGAAATCTACGGGATTTTTGTTCAATTAGTTCCTCGCCCACTTGTACAAAGCGTGTAATAATTGCGTTAGTTAGTACCTCAACCACGTAATCTGGTAGTGAAACTTCTACTTCACGAGGTATAACAAATACGTTGCCATTAACCTGAACTTTAACAAAATCGGTCTGCTCGACACCTTCTTGGTTAGACACTATAGTCTGGTACCTTTTGACCTTAGCTGCCACAGGTTCTTCTACGTTGAACGCTTCTGCATCCTCTGTGAATTGGATAGCTTGAGCGTCTAGTATTGCAAAGATTAAATCAGGTTTAGTCGCTTTGTTTATGTCGATCTCTACATCAAGATCTTCTAAAATTTTTTGTAGGTCTTTCTCTGTTTTAGAGCTTAGCTCTGATGATAAGTAAGTCATAGTGTCCCCAGTCAAGGATAAAGAGCTCCCAAGCAGTTACTTAAAAAAGTAACTGAAGGGAGGCATGTTATAGATTATGCGTAAGTGAATACAGTTGGGTCACCATTGGCTGGATAGCTATTGATATTGGCGAAAGTAACTTGGGTACCAAGAGTAGTTGAACCCCAGGTGAACGATGCAGTTGATACTAGTTTAGCAATACCAATAACAGCTTGGTTAGCAGGTAGTGCACCCAATAACAAACCTGTTACATCTGGATCGCCAGCGCGAGCTACAGGTGGGGCAGTTAGAACTACTGTACCGTCTGCTTTAATTGTTACTAAGTAATACGCTGTAACACCAGAGGCTACTGCAGCTAAAGTTGTAGGGGTCGCGTTTAAAGCTGCTGCTTTTAGATACGCTTGTCCGCTAATGCGATAATGAAACGCATTTGCTGTTGATAATGTACTAGTAGTCCCAGCGGCTAAGCCCGCAGAACCTAGCGATTGAGTGTTGAATATGTCTAAGGTTTTTTGGTCTAAGACATCGGCGATTTGTAGTGTCATTGTGATTCCTTAAAAAGTTAGGTTATGTTCCCGAAACTAAGTTCGGGAACATCGTCTGTTAGTTAATGTTACGCAGTAGCAGCAACTTCCAATCTGACCATGAAATTGTCGTTGAGTATGACACATGTTTGCATAGTCTTGTAGCTTACGTGTGTACGTTGCGCTAATGGGTCAGAATCTGACGCTTTAGCATTTGTTACATAAGGGCTGATTGCGTTCATACCTTTTAAAGGTACAATACCAAAAGCGTCTTTAGCTAAATAAAGAACTGGGTAAATCGCGGCATGTGTAGCATCTGTGTCATTAGCGATCATAGTAGACGCACCAGTTGCACCGTAGAAACCTGCTCCGCCAGATAGAGGGGCGAAGATTGTACTAACACAATAACGGACGTTTTCTAATTTACCGATCTCACCTTCAAAACTACCAACACCAGTGCCATAGCGTTCTACTGGTAAGAAAGTAGAAATACCACGTAAGTCAGATTCAACGTCTGGGTGACATAGGCCGATGTAAGCTTCTGCTACGTTCATTGTTTCATAGCTTGGTGTAGATCTAATAACAGTTGTGATATAACGTGCATTTTGACGTTTTAACGCACGAGTTACAGTACGTTGAAGGGCTAAAGTAATTGGTCCTGCAACTGCTGCACGAGAAGTACTTGTTGCATAAACTACATTAGTACCTGCAATTAAAATACCCCAACGAAGTGTTTCAATCATTTGAGCAGCTTGTTCACCCAATACCGCAACAGCTTCATTTAACACTGCGTCTTCATGGGTATCCATGATAACATCAGAAATGATTAAGTCTTCACCATATTGTACTAAAGTTGCTGTAACGTCTGTAGCTACAAGTTTTTTAGAGCTGGGTGTTACACCTTCTGTTAATATATTAGGTGTAGGAGTTAACGCTTCATAACGACGAAACTTTGTAACTTTGCTTGATTTTTCTGGGATTGGTCGGCCTTGACCGAATTTTTCCAGGATTAAATAGGGTAGCGCACGACGAAGAAATTCTTTTTGTGCATAGATCGCTGTACGTGGTGAAATATCACCATAACTTGTATTACCTGGTACTGCATAAGTTGCCATTTGTGTATTCCTTTAAAGATGTTTAGTCATCAATTTCGGCCCAGAGAGCTGCAAGATCGTTGTCGTCTATCTGCTTGGAAGATCCAACGGTTCCCCGTCTTCTACCTACAGCAGTGGCGGCTATTACTTTTGCTTTAGGGGCTAAAACTGTTTTTGTTTGTTTTGGTTTCCCACTTCCAATATTCTCTTTGTACTCATCAATCATCGAGATTACTTCTGCTGGGGTTCCTTTTTCGCGTATACTGTTATACGCTGCTCTTATATGCACCGGGCGAGTCTGTAGCCAACTCTCAAACAGGGGAGACGCATCAATCTCATCGAGATCGGGGTGTGCAGCTTCTATGGCCCCGAAATGAGCTTGGGAAACCATCTCTTGTGTTTGATGTTCTAAGGGTGATAAGCGACTAGAAAGAGAGGCATCTATGAGTTGAGACGCTTTCCTAGAGGTTATCATATCGATTGCTTTTACAACATCGTCGGAATAAGTTTCACGAAATTTAGCTAAAAATGCATCGTCTTCTGTTGGGGCTAATGGTGCCACCGGAACCTTTCGGGCCAGTTCTTCATTCTCCTGTTGGAATCTTTGCTCAGACGCTTTTAAACGCCCGTTCATAGCTTTTACTTCGTTTTGAGCTTTATCCCAGAGAGCTTTATAATCAATAGCGTCTGGTTCTGCTTCCTCTTCAGTTTCTTCATCAGTTTCTTCATCAGTTTCTTCTTCGGTTTCTTCCTCAGATCCTTCCTCGGTTTCTTCCTCAGTTTCTTCTTCTGTTTCTTCCTCNGTTTCAGCCTCATCTTCAGGTGGGGTGACTAGTTTACCTTCATCATCCGTTTCATCCCAAAGAGAACTTTCATCGAACATTGTATCGTCAGTCGTTACATCAGTCATTTTTTCTATCTCTCATAAACCGTTGGTACGGGTATGGGTTACTACATTGTGGCCCAGTGCGGGAACACGTTTTTTTACTAAGTGGGAGTATACCAGATACCCCCATTAGCTGTCAAGACAATAGTTTAGAAAGCTCCTGTATTTGGTGGATACCCCCCTGAAGGCGGCACACTTGGTCCAACGGGCTGGTTATCAGCTCCTCCAGACATAGATCCAATTTGAGATTGACCCATTTGCGCACCAGCACCAGTTCCGGGGAGCTGCGGAGCCGGTGCAGCTCCTTGCCCAGGTTGTTGAGTTCCACCTTGCATACCTGCCGTGTTGCCATTTTCTGTTCCACCTGCTAAAGCTTGTTGCGCCATGAGCAGCATGGCCTGTTCTTTATCTATTATAATGTCTTCGCCTAGTTCTAAGACTCTAGCACGTTGTTTATTAAGCGCGTGACGGTCTATGAATGGAGAATCAAATTGATTTAACGTAGAGTTGGCGAATTGATCTAGGTTACTAGCTCGTATCTCTCTAGCCACTAAAGAACTAGTTCCTTTTACGACTACATTGAAATCCCCCTTTATACTAGGATCTGGGTTAAATTGCATATTCCAATGATACGCAGCTTCTAGGAATGGTTGTTGCACATCGTCGTCAATACTAAATAACTGATCTTTAAAAGTTACTTGGGCGGCAGACATAAGCATAGACAGACCAGACGCTGTACGTCCGACTGAACCTTTACTGGTAGCCTCGCCATGCATGATTGATGGTATTGTAGATTCATGGATATTGTTTGCAAAGAACTGGGCGATGCCCATAAGTTCGTTTGTATGGGACTCCATAGAAAATGATCTTAAAGCAGGATACTGGGCTTCTACACCTACACCGCTGCGTTGCCATACTTTAAATGGATGGACATCATTGAGGGTTTCATCTGGGTGCAACAGATCTATGTTAACCTCAACTTGAGGGCCAGCACAGATAGCTGCGTTGTCAAGTAACGCTCTATTTGCAGCGTTAAGAGCCTGGTCATCAGCACGTATAACTGAGGGGATACCCTCGCCGAAAATTGAGGTCTCATCTTTGTCCCAGTAGTAGGCGAAGTATGGTAGTTGCATACCTTCAATAGGTTGTACCTCAATTTTAATAACGTGGTCACCTAGCAACCATACGTTAGACCAAAATTCATCTTGTGTATCATCAGGTAGATCCATACCCATTTCAGTAAGATCCTTAGCTTCTAAGATGCCCCAATATTCAGCAACTTCGTAGCGTTTACCTTTAGCTGTATTACCTGTTAAATTCCACCCTAAGCGGCGAAGCTCTATCTCCCACGGGAGCATAGTAGAGTCCCCATCTGGGTGTTCTTTTAGATAGTCTTTTATAACTTTAGTGCTAAAATCTGGGCGGCTACATAACTCTAAAACTTGGTGCTTGGGCATAATAGACCGTTGGAAACAGTACCTAGCTTCTGAGAACGTAGTAGCCATAGTATCTGGATACATCTCCCATACAGGGGTGAAATCTATAAAGGGGGTTAGTGTTGGTATATTGTTTAGTTTCCAAGCCCCAGTCAGAGGATCCATAGCCCAAGTCTTTTTAAAGGTTCTATTAACTAGTGGGCCCTTAAGAATGCCGGTACCGAATAGGTTACCTGAGTTTATAACCAGCTTCATTAGTCTACGGTAATGCGCTTCGTCAAGTTGATCACGAATTGCTTTCACCATTGATTCACAAGCTTTGTCTGCTTGAGCCTTAACCTCTATCTTGATTTCATCTGGGGTAGGCATACGTTGTAGGTTCTGTGTTAG